TCCTGACCAACATCAGCCAGCCGACGGGAACCCAGACGTTCTAACCTACGGATGGATTTACAATGAGGCAGGCGGCGGCAACCAAACGCCTCCTGCCTTATTTTTTGGAGGGAATGAAATGGTCAGATTGCAGTGTCCTGAAGGCAATTCGCAGGTTTCTGTCGATGGCAGGAACTACCAAGCAGACGATACCGGGTTCGTGACCGTGCAAGAGGAGAGTGTCCCGAAGCTACAGGCTATCGGCTTCACAATTTCTCCGGTCAGCATGACGGTGAGCCAAGCGGACTTTGACGCCATCGCCGCGAACGCAAAGGATTTGAAGTTGCCGGTTCCAGGCGAAGTCAAGGTTGCCGGCAAGCCGAGCGCGCGAATCAAGGTGGAGTAACGCAGATGCCTCATGCGGTTGATTTGACGACATTGACGGACCTGAAGAACTACATAAGCCCCGCTTTGGGCCAAACAACCGCATCAGACTCCGCCCTCTCAAAGATCATCACTGCGGTATCGGACGGCATCAATCGCTACGTGTCGCGTACCCTGGCTGTTGGCACCTTTGTCGAGGTGCGGAACGGGAATGGACGCTGCTCAATGCGTGCGCTAGTCTATCCGGTCCTGAACGTCTCGTCTGTCGTCCTGGCGGGATTCTACGGGGAAACAGGACACGTAATTCTTCCGTCTACGAACGGTTCAGCATCGCAGCTTTCGTGGGACAAGTGGTTTATCAACCTGCGGGATAATGTTTTCTGGGAAGGCCGCCAGAACATCACGCTGAACTACACGGCGGGGTTCATGACGCCGGGGCAACTTGGGGTCCTGACCTTGCCGGGATGGACGGCGGCGGCGGTCACTCTAGCCAATGCGCAGATTCAGGTGGGCGGCTTCTACTACGAGGCCGTAAACGGCGGCACGACGGGCGCAACGACGCCGGGAACATGGCTCCAGACGCGCAACTCACTCACGAACGACAATGGAATCTTCTGGCGGTGCGAGGGCGCGATTCCGGTCCTGCCAAGCAATGCAAGCATGGTGCCTGACGATTATCAAATGGCCTGTTTGCAGCAATCGGCGCTGCTGTTCAAGAACAGGACCCGTGTAGGTGATACTGGCAGCGGCGTAGGTCCTGACCGCATCAACTATTTCCTGAAGGATGCGCATCCGTCCACCATCGCGCTGTTGACGCCTCACAAAGAAGTGTTTCCCATCGACGGGATGGGTGTTGTTTAACAAACTCAAAGGAGAATCAAACATCATGGCAAACGTAGCCCTTCCCAATCCAGCAACGTCGCAGGACATCCTGAATGCTCTCGTCGCTGCTGTCCAGGAAACCTCCATCGCTCCTTCTGTGGTCACTGCGACACCGCTGGCGCCCGCGTCCACCACGTACACCTATGTCGTCGTAGCGAAGGTCAATGGCGACGTGATTCCCGGTTCCGTGACGATCACCACTGGTGCCGCGACTCTCTCGGCGGCCGCATCGAACTCGATCAACTGGAACACGATCCCCGGCGCGGTATACGACGTGTACCGCACGGCCGGCGGCTCGAACCAGGGCAAGATTGCATCCAACCTGCCCGGCGTCACCTACAACGCCTACGGCGGCGTGCAGACCACATTGCAGAGCGTCACGCTGGTGGACAACGGCCTTCCCGGCGATGCGTCCACGGTGCCCCCGTTCAACACTTCCGGAGTTCTCGCGTCCGGGCTTCAGGATCAAGTGCAGATTCTGTCGGGCGATGGTGCCATCACTATCAGCACCGGGAAAGTGGTCATCACCAAGGGGAGCGCCGCGGCAATCACGCTGGCTCTTCCTGTGGCTGGCGCGGCTTCGGCGGGTGGTCATGATGGGTCCAAACTGGAGATCATCTCGACGACCGGATACGCACACACCGTGACCACGCCATCAAACGGGTACAACGGCGCAACACATATCGCCACCTTCAACGCGACATTGCCGAGCGTCATCTCCGCCACCGCCTACAACGGCAAGTGGTACACCGGGGCCAACACGTCCGTCGTGCTCAGCTAGGAGCCGATTTGGAAATAACACTAGAAGGCGGCAAGCGGCTCTCTGCACGGTTGGATCACATGGGTCCTGCCATCAGAACGGCCGCGCGCCGCCAACTGGCGAACATCGGCGAACACCTGGCAAGCTACGGGCAACAGCACTTCGATGAATCAGGACTCAAAAGACGCTCTGGAAATCTTGCTGAGTCTATGGCGGCAATGCCAGTTGAAGAGGACGCGCACAGCATAACTGGCGGCATGATGGTTGGAAAAGGGCTCAAGTACGCGAAGGCGCAAGAGTTCGGCGCGGAGATCGATGCGGCTAACGGCCACATGCTGGCCATCCCCATGGAAGACGCGCTCACCCCGGCTGGCGCGGCAAGGTTTGCACCACGGGACGCACAGTCTGAAGGCGGTTATGATCGCATCTTCTTTTCCAACGTGGGCAACAACGTGTATATGTTCGGTGTTATGGACGGCATCGTCCACTTGCTTTTCGTTCTCGTGCATCACGTTTCAATACCAGCGCGTCCGTTTGCGGGTCCTGCTCTTGACGCTAACCGGGCATGGATTGAAGCGCGATTGAAACAGGCGGTAGACGAAGGAATCAAGGAGTCGGGAGAGTAATGGGGCACCCTATCGGTCGTGAGGCCATATACGCAGCATTCTTCGCGCAGTTGAAAGCGGCGCTCGTGACCCCGACAAGCCCGTTCAACTACGCCGGTCGCCGTCCAGTTCCTGATACTGACCTGGCCGAGGAGCAGTACCCGGCATTCTTCATGATGGAGGCGGGTGAGATCTATGACCGTAGCGTTCTATTTGCGCCTGCGCGGGTATCTCTACTCTGCACGATTTCAGTTGTTTCCCTTCAAGGCGAAGTTCCAGATGAGACCAATGTCTCAAATCTTAACAACCTTGCGGATGCGGTTGAGAGCGCCATACAGGATTCGGTCGGGCCAACGGCGGACTTGACCCTGGGCGGACTGGTGCAAGAGTGCTGGATCACGCATCGTACCTTGACTATCACTGGCTCATCGGCGCAACGTCAGAGCAAACAGAACTTCGGCGTAGAAATCGTACTGCCGCATTCGAGGTGACAAATGTTCTACGAAGACTCCAGAATGGGAATGGCGAAGTCGGCAACCCCCAACCCCTACAACAATCACGGCGTGGGCTGCCCTTGCGTTCTATGCGGCCAGACACGCGGACTGGCGATGGCAAAGCGGGACGCCGGTGCCAGCGAAGAGAAGATGCACCTGGCCATTGCCCATGGTCTGCACCACTCGCAGATGAAGGGCGAACACGAGCGCAAGGCCTACGGCTGGGGAGGCGTTCAGGATGGACAGACGGCCACCGAACTCACCGTCGAGCAGAAGGCCAAACATCTGGAAGCGGCCGCCGCTCATGGGCAAGCTCAGGACCATTATCGGCAAGCTGCCAACTCCTACCGCGACAATCTACCCAAAGGGGCGGCAGAGCATCAGAAACTGGCAGAGGAAGCGGCGGCGCGAGCCGAGAAGCTGAGCGCAAAGGCGAATGCGTAAATGAGTGACCCCACATACGGCGCGCTTCCGGTACAGATCGACCCCACGGCATGGGCCGGCAGGACCAACACGCCCCCCGCGTCCCTAACTGTTGACTCGATTCAAAATCAGATTGCCGCTCAGCTTGTGGCGTTCTTCGCTTCTGGTCCACTGGCGATTCCGGTCTACATCTACCCGGCCTTTGACCTTGATACGTGGTGGGCGAGCTCTGCGATTGCTTTTGTCCTGATATCCTACAGCAACACGGGACTATCGAAACCGCTTGCAACCTCGAGCATGGTCCAGGAGCGCACACTCCAGTTCAAGGTCCACGTCGAGGCGCGCAAGACAGCGTGGAACCTCAGCGGAACCGGCTCTGTTTACGCGCTCATCGATGCGATTGAATCGGCTCTTGGGGGATTTCAGCCAACTGGCTGCCGTCACGCCTACTTCACCGAGGAAAGATTCTCAGAGCAGGACCCACAAGGGCGCGTCTGGCTGTACGACCTGACTTTCAACGTCCTCACCGTTCGCCCGCGGCTGCTTCCCCAATATGCGTTGGCGAACTTG